CTGCAACTCAAAATCATTGTCACCCTTGCGCCAGGGTCTAACGATCATAAGTCGTCACCTGCGGCATGATCGCCACCACCGTACATGCGGTCGGCAACCGATGTTGAATCGTTACCTGCACGCCCTGCTCATACTCACCCGGCCATGTCAGCAGCGGCGTGTCACCAGTGAATAGCGGGATCGCTTCGTCCATGTTGTTCGTGGTGCGGCGCGGATGATACTCGTCCATCACCGCTTCATTCGGACCATACCACAAGCCCGGACCAGTCTCATACAGTCGGATGACGATGTTGTTGATCCGCATGGTCTTACCTTGCGCCACGCCATCCGCAGCACCCGCCTCAAGCGGCATCGTCTTGAGCGTGGCGGTGTAGGACAGACCCACGTTGATGACGCTGCCGGGGTACTGGAGCGTGATCGCACCACTCGTGACCGTCACATTCGGATGCACCGCACCATCAACCAGTACAGCAACTTCCTCACCTTCCAAATGACCAAGCCCCGAGAGGGAGGAGGTGGGCGTCCCGTCGTAGGTCAGACCGGAATCGACGTAGAACTGATACTCGTCGTGCAGTTCCTTTTCCAGATACTCCACGTACCGCTTGGTCTGACCGTCAATGGTACGCTTGACCACCATCCACGTTGAATCCTGGTCGCCGTCCCAATGAGGAATCGTGGCAATCGCCTCAACGACCCCACCACCGATGTTGTGACGATGCCAGCCGACCACTTCCTCGGCACGCTCGTAGGTCATGCCGGTCAGCACACCATCTTCTCGCGGCGACCAGATGATCTGCGACGGTTCCTGCTGGTAACTCAGATCAACCACACCCTCCTGAAGAATGTGGTTCGCCAGCACGTTCAAATTGACCGCCACGAAGGAGTCAGTCTCAAAGTTATAGACGTACTCACGCAGCCGCTTCTTGGCACGCTGCGCGAAGATGATTGCGTTGCCGATCTTGCACGGGCGCACATCAGGCGCAGAACCGTAGGTCGTCTGCGGCGAGATGCGCACGTTAGTCGGCGTCACGGGGTCGCTGATCTGCTGCGCTGAAAGCGTGAATTCCCCGTTCGATGTACCGACCGACAAGACCTTGCTTGCCAGAATCCACTGGATCGCATTCTGGTCTTGCGTGTTGATCGTGTAGTTGAGCGCCGCGTCATCAACCGACTGATAACGGTGGTTCTCGTAGTCACTGACGACCGAGGCCCACAGCGTCTGCGGGCGCTCCTTGGAACCAGCCCACCAGAGCCGATCCTCGTAGAACGTCACAGCTTTCGGATAGCCATTGCGCGGCGACCATGCCGACTTCGCCCAACGGAACGTCGTAGCGGGGACAGTGCGGGCAGGGAGCCGCTTGATAACCGTCACACCAACCGATGTGGCGCTGTTGAATGCAGTAATCAGTGCGTAACCGCGACCGTCGTGCAGAAACTCCCAATCTACCGCGCCGTCAGACTCGGTTCCCTCAGTATGGACAGGAGGAATGTCGCCAGTAGTTCCACCTGCGACGGCGCGGTACAGATTGTTCTCATACCGCCGTTCATCTCCAGTACTCACTGAAGTATTGGCCCTCCACTCGCTGTATCTGGACGACACCACCTCTTCAATGCGGATGTAGCCACCAACATCTGCGGTCGTGAAAAGGTTGGCGGAGGATGTGAGCGTAAAGCTGCCCGTGCGGGCCGTGATCGTGACGGTGCTAGCGGTATTGGTGTTCTGATCATTGAACGGCTGCCACACGAAGTCAATGGTGGTCAGCGTCCAGTTCGTCGGAGCAAGACGCGACAGCTTGCGCGGCGGATAGTCCGGGTGCGCCAGATAGATCACATCCGCAGACTGCGCGAAGCTGATCTGATCGAGGTCGGCTTCAAGATACGGGCTGGCGATCTCATAGGGCGTAGTGCCTGACGAAACGACAACACCACCGTTCGCGTAGAAGCGGATGTACTGATCCCCGAACTCAAGGATGTACGCCTGCTCGTTACTGAACTCGAAGGGGATCAGGCGGGTTTTCTTCGCGGAGTTCTTCACTTCCGCCACGAATCGCGTGCCGGGGCGCTTCTTCACCGGCCCCTGGATTTGTGGGAGAAAGTTTTCCAGCTTCTCACAGGCGCGACCGTACTTGTCAATGTCAATACGCCCCCTGAGCAGAGGCGAGAATTCCCCTGCGTTGAGGGCGGGGATGATCGGTGAAGCCTTGGGCATCTCAGTACCTCACCTTGATCCAGTCATCTTCCTCATACGCCTGCGGGGGGTTCTCCTGCCCATCGACCCGCTTGGCGCGGATGATCGACTCTTGATACGCCTCCCACAACAACTGAACCTTGGTGTTGCTCTGCGTGATCGCTTCACACAGTTCGGCAGCCAGACGCGACGCAACCGCATCCACGAACAGCGCGTCGTAGCGGTTCGGGTCAGTCACACGATAGATGTACCGGACATACAACGCATCCGCGTCGGCCATGATGCGCCCATTCTCCACTTGATACTCACCGGTCGAGAGGTCACGCACTTCCAGCAGACGCAGCCAGTCGGCGGGGAGCGGGAACGCATTCCCGAAACCCCACGCTGGCGGATTCACACTCGGTGCAAGCACGGCACGCTTGACCGCGAAGTTCCACGGATGATCCCGCAGAACCTCGTCCCTGATCTGACTCCACCCGCGATTGCACAGGTTCGCGTTCTTGGTGCCGTCCTCCAGACTGATGATGGAGGTTGCGCCAAGCTTGTCGAGAGCCTTGTTGCAGATTTCAACGACGGAAGCCATCAGAGTTCCTTACGCTGCGTCGGGCGTACCACCCTCGGCCAGACGGTCACGAATGCGAGTGAGAGTGACGTACAGGGCGTCAGGACTCAGCGTGTCGTCGTACAGCACGCGCACATCGTTGGTGAGCGTGAGTGCAGTACCATCACCGAGTTCGTAGGCTTCCTTCTCGGTCACCACATCGGTATCAATGAACTTCTTCGCCATCATCTTCTCCTTGGAAAAACGGGGGCTTTCGCCCCCGTCTCAGGACTCGCGGTTACGGGGCCGCGAAGTACAGTTCCACGACCGCATAGTTCGCAGAGTTCGGCAGAGCGGCCTCAGCGATGGTGGCGATCACGGTTTCCTCGGCGGTCGAGGGGGCGGCAGCGATGGCGGCAGCGTTCCCGAACAGCGTCGGAGTGTTGGCGGCGGTGAAAGTCGCAGCGGTACGGTACTTGCCCGTGGCACCCGCAGCACCGATGGCGATGGTGGCCGTGGCACCGGCAGTAGCCGAGGCGACGATCACGCCGTACATGAAGGCATGACCCGGAGGCACTTTCGCCAGAGTGATCGTGTCAGCAGCAGCCTGACCAGCATACGGGATCGTGGCGCGGAACACGCGAACACGACCACCTTGCAGGCCACCGTTGGACTTACCCACCGGGGAAGTGTCGAGGCCCGCGACTTCGGGAGAAAAGGTATTAGGCATGATTCATTCTCCTATCAGGACTCAACGCACAGGATTTCGACGACCTTACCTTCTTCTACGCGGGTCGCGCCGAAGGTGCCTTTGACATAGACCTGGTTGCTGTAGGACTTGTCGGCACGTTCGCTGATCTTGGTGGTGATGTCGTTCCACATACCGAGGTGCATGCCCGAACGAGCGAAGGCAATCACGCGGCGGTTGTTGGAGTTATCGACACCAAGACGCTCCGAGGTGATGAAGTTGAAGCCGAGGAACGAATTGACCTGACCATTGACCAGCGCCTTGACCGTGTTGTAGTCAGACGAGGTGATCTCGGTGGTCGCCAGCATGTTTGTCATCTGCTTGGCAGAAACGATCATGGTCAGCGGGTCCATCTCCAGATCAACTTCGTTGGCACGGAAGATTTCCAGCGCCTCACGCAGCTTGGCGACGGTCAGACCCGACGCGGCGGCGGCGATCTGCTGGTTCGTCGTGTCAAACACAGTGTTGGTCGAGCCGTTCTCGCCAGTCTTTGCGGTGGCAAAGGCAGCAGCGATGATCGAGTCGTCAATAGCGCGACCGATGGCGTAGGCACCGTTGATTGCATACGGGCTGGTCGGGTCGATCAGCATGCGCAACTTGTCCTGATCGTCGATCAGGTCAGCCCACTCGTAATCCTCCGGGAACACCCAACGGGCGTCGTGCGGAGTGGAGATGAGCGGGGTGTCGCCGTGACGGGTGGTGCGCTTCTGCGCAGTCACCGGGCCGATCTGCTCAACTGCCTTGGCAGCTTTGCCGACGTAGGAACCCTGCGTCACAGCGTTGCGCAGCTTGGAGCCGCGCTGCTGAAGCAGCATTTGGACGTTCGTGGTGTACTGCTGAACGAACGCGGTATTGACTTGGAAGCTCATGATGGCTCTCCGAAAAAGTTAAACCAAGTAGCCAGTTCGGTTCGACTTATCCGCCATCACGGGCAGGGTCTGAGTTCTGCGAACCGCTAGTCAAGGTTGTCTCCTTGGGAGGCCGACCGCGACGTTTCGCAGGCGGAGAGGACGGCTGATCCTCTCCTTCTTGTGATCCTAGCACATACTTCTCAAGTTGCATGCAAGAATCAACAATAGTTTCGGGCTTGATGATGCCGATTTGTGCTGCTTTCGGCACCATCACCTCAACAATACGCAGCCTGATCTCGCGCTCATCCATACGCTTGTTCCATCAGGCGCTTCATCTTATTGATCGCATCCGGTGCGCCGCTCATGTACTTCTCCATGAACTGCGAGTCCATCTTGAGGTCAGCGATCTGCTGCTGCGCCATCGCAGGCGTCAGACCAAACGAACTGTTGCTGCTGCGCTCACCACCCTCAAAGGTATCCTCGCCCATCTTGGAACCGAGCGTGGCGAACAGCTTCAGCATCTCGGCAGTGCCGAGCTTCGACTCATACGCCGAGAGTTGTTCCTCATTGAAGCCGAGTGCAGCCACGGCACGCTTACCGGCGTCAATCTGAGCATTGAACCCCTGACCCCACTCACGCTTGAGCGAGTCGATGGCTTTCTCGGAGGCCTCACGCATCTGAGCCTCGTTCTGCTGCATGAACTCACTTTCCAGACCGACGTACTTCTCAAAGAACGTCTTGGCCTGCCGCTCGGTCAAACCGAGTTCGTGAGAGGTCTGCTTGAACCACTCCACCAGCGTTTCATTCGCACCTTCGGGCGGCTGGATACCGTACTTGTCCGGCGACTCCGGGCGACCGAGTTTGTTGAACACAGCATCCCATGCTGACGGTTCAGCATCCTCACCCGGCAACTCCAATAGGTTCTTGGAGCCACCGGCGAACTTCTCCAGGTTCCGGTAGCTGGTCAGCAGATCAGCCGGATCATTCCATCCCTTGTTCTGGATGAACGCTTGGGTCTGCTCGTCGTAGCCCGAGTACCACGGACCTTGAGTGCCAGCATTCCCACTCGGGGCGCTGGGAGCAGCGCCACCGTTATCGCCCGTCAGAGCGGCAGTAGCTTCAGTCATTTGAGTTGTCCTCAATGAGTTTGTAAACATCTTCATCGGTCAGATTGAGGTGAGCCATGATTCGGCACCACACCTCATTTCTGCCAGCCAGAAGGTACGTTGCATTGACGTTATTCACGTCGGCGTAGGGCGCGGTAGCCCTACAGAAACGCCGAAGGTCGGCCAGCACGCGCCGCCCCTCGGGGTTATCGAATGTGTTGCGGTACGCCTTTTGGCGCTGACCCAAGAGCGGATTGAACATTTACGCCCCCAGCAGCGCGTTCGCCTGCGCCGCATCTTTCATAGCACCGGCTAGAGGTTGTGCCGCCGCAACCATCGCGGCGTCCTGCTCCGCTTGCGCTCGTGCTTGACGAATCTGAGCAACAGCGTCCGGGCTTCGCAGGATCGGGGTGGGCACACCGGACACCTCCGCAGTCATTCGGGCCAGTTCGTCCTGATCGAACACATCCAGAATCTCGGGGTTCATGTTGGCGAACGGGGCCAGCAGTTCCATCGTGCGCTGCACGCCAACCAGTTCCTCGGCCCGCTGCATCCGGCTCATCGGGGAGTCATACACGATCTCGTACTCACCACCCGCCTCACGCATGATTTCCGGCATCGGCGGCAGCACGCGGTGGAAGGTCAGCAGATCAAGTTCGCGCTCGATCTGCGGCCCCAACGCCTCAGACTGCTGGCGACCCATCGTGGGGCCGAGCAGCATACCCTTCTCCTGAGCGCGGATCAGCGCCTCGGTGGCGGTCATGCGGGGCGTCTCAACGAGAATCTGGAACAGCGTGACGAGGAACGCATCGTCAATCGCCATGCGCCGCTGCTCCATCTTGCCCTCGGCAATGTCGGCACGCGCACCGGTCTGGAACGGCTGCATCATGGCCTGACCGTTGCGATTGACGCCGCCCACGTTCAGACCACCGGGGCGCATATTCACGCTCATCGCACCACCACCGAGAATCCCGTCATCGTGCAGCAGGATCGGAGGGTCAATCAGCTTATGCACCGCACGGATGTCGGTTTTCGCCATCTCGTTGAGCATCTTGATGTCGGGCAGCGCCATCATGGCGGGCGACCGACCATAGACCTCATCGGGGGCGGTGACGTAGCGACTGATCGAGTACGGGAAAGTGTTGTAGCCACCCTCCGGGGCGACCAGCACGCGATCTTCCAGTGCGATGTAGCAGGACAGGAAGGGCTTACCCCGAGCATCAGCGCGACCAGGACGATAGTCCTCGCGCGGGGTCACGACATGCAGGAAGTCGAACTTCTTGTTCGCCTCATTGGGGTTCTCAAGCGCCTTCTTGATGCGCTCGGGTAGAGCCTTGTCACCCCAACGCTGCGCGGCCTGCTTCGCGGTGTATTTGAACTTGCGGAACACCGTGTCGATTGCGCCCTGATGGTTCTCCAGCATGAACACATCGCGCAGATTCACACAGCGGTAACGCAGCGTCGGGTTGCGCTCATCGAAGTCGATGAACAGCACGCCTGTACCGAACGCGCCCGTGCTGATCCACCGCTCGTAGTTCTGACCGGCGAAGTTCGCACGCGGGCTGTAGCGGGCGTCGTAGAGGATGTTATTGACCTCGTAGAACCACGCCTGCACTTCATAGTCGCGGTTCAGATCAGCGTTCGTGGTGCGAAGGTTGTGCCACTTCTGCTGGCGCGGGGTGAGCATTGAGTCCATGACCGCAGCGAAGCGGTCAAGCGCCAGTGCGGGCTTGGAGTCGAAAACCTTCTGCGTTTTCTTCTCACCGTCCGTGCGCTCACCGACGAAGCCGATCTGACGGGGAAGGACTCGCTCTGCGATTTCCTCCCAGTGGGTTTCCCAGTTACCCCGGTCGCCCTCAAGACTGCGGAATCGCTTGCAGAGTTCTTCGACATCAACAGCCATGATTGATCCTCACTACCCGAGTAGCTGCTTGGTTGCCGTGGTCGGTGAGGTGTCACCGCTACTGAGCATCGTGGAAGCACGACCGCGTGCGGCGGCAGCGCGGCGACGGGCTGCGTCAGCAGCGCCTACAGCCTGATCCGTGCGCAGCGTCGGCGGCGGCTCGGGCGCTTTGGGCGCTTTAGGGGTACTCGGGCTACTGAAAATTCCACCCATGTCACGTCTCCTGTCGAGTTGAACGAATCACTTGCCGCGCTTACCGCCGCCCTTCTTCTTACCACAACCCATGATGGTTCTCCTATCCGATGAGGTTACTGGTTGCTCTTACCGAGTAACGTTCGACTCGCCTCTAGCGGAGAGCCGTACCCGGCACCCGTCAGCAGCGAAGCGCCCTGAGTGCCGAACTTGCGCTCCGCCTCCACACGCACCTTGGAATTGACCTTGTCGGCCAGTCGCATGCCGGGGTCCATCTTCATGTGAGTTTCAAGCCGCATTGCCTTGGGTAGTGCGGAGTCCATATTGCCGAGAATTCCACCCATGTCGGTTCTCCTTACCCGAGAAGTACCGCTGTGCCAAGAGCAGATGATTTGCGCTGTCTGGATCGACGAGCAATGTCAGAAATCTTACCAAAAGGCTCACCGTCTTCTCGTCCTGACATTAACATTCCGGTCCCAGCGTAAGCTTTGAAAATGCGAGAACTCCCCTCAGACGGAGAACTGTACGTCGATCCATCAGAGTTCTGATTCAAGCGGCTATAAAAATCCAGCAGAGGTATCTTCTTACGAGGCTCTGGTGAGGAAGCCCCTGCTGAAGCCCCCACTGAAGCACGAGTAGTAGGGGTGATAGTCCTGCGTGTGACCATGATGTTCTCCAATGGATCATGTGGCGAATATATCATAGTCCGAAGTTGCAACACGTCCAACTAATCTTTGTCGTGCCCGATTCAGCCCCATGTCGTTACGCGCCACGGGTTCTGCGAAGGTCAGCCCAAGCGCATCGGCATCATCCGGTGACCCAAGCCCACGCTTCTTCATCCGGTCCTTGCTCTCCAGCACGATCTGCCCTTTCGGATTGATCCCGTATTCTGGCCCAGTCAGCCCGTTGATGAGCAGGTCGTTGTTGTCGATACAGCCGTACATGAGCCAGTCGCGCATCTCGCCCCACATCTCGACGCGCTTGTTCAGATACTTATCTGCGTCGTGCGCCTTCTCACCCGACTGGACCTCAGTGACCCGGTAGCCAAGCTGCTTCAGGCGATCCACGACCCCGCCACCGACGCCACCACCATCAACAAACACCGCGTCCGGGTTCCACCGGTCAATGAGCGCCGCCACTTCACTGGCAAGCTCCATTGTCGAAGCACCCTTGAAGCGGAACGTCGGATACGTGCGGGCATCCCGACCACGACGCATACGGATCACGCTCTCGTCGTCCCCGAACCGCGCCACATCCACACCCATCAAGAGCGGCGCTCCTGGGTCATCACTCACCTCACGCTCGACGGCCGAGGCGACCACATCCCGCCCGATGAACTGACTTGAGCCGGTGCGAGGGAACTGACCTTTCACTTCGACGCGAGTTACGTCATGGTCCTCACCATACTTGTCCGCGATGCGCTGATAGACCGCCTTATCGACACCCTCGACCGTGCGGCTATCGACGTACCGGTTTTGCCAGAACGCAGCGTCCTTGTGGAAACACTCAAAAAACCGCCCCGTGTTCCGACGAGGGTTACTGATCGCCACCCACAGACGAAGCGGTGCCAGATCAGTAAAGAAGCCCTCAGTCACCTGCCAGATCGAGTCGTCAATACCTGATGCCTCGTCCATCTGCACCATCATGCCAATCTGAGAGTGCGCACCCGCGAACGCATCGGGGTTCTCGGATGACCACGACTGCGCCTCTACGTAGTAATACTGAGTGTCCATCTTGAGTTGCGTTTCCACCAGTTCAGCGAACCACTTAGCGGGACGAAGTGACATGGACGACTTCTCGAACCAGTGCCGGTTGATCGACATGGTGTGCCACTTACCTAGCTCCGCCATCGTCCTCGATCTCAACTGCGCCTCCGTGTTCGCAGTGACGATGGAGGTGCCACCGACCCAACACGAAGCGGCCCACATGTTGAGCATCGCCAGCATGGCCGACTTACCGATACCCCGACCCGAACTGATCGCAAGGTAGAACGCAGAAGGCGGCAGTCCGATCCGCTGCTTCTCCTGGTCGAGTAGCAGGTGGTCCCGTATCCGACAGAACTCATCGACCTGCCACTGACGAGGCCCGTCCATCTGCGCCAGCGGCGTACCCTTCACGCCCCACGGAAAACTGTATCGAACGAACCCGTCAGGGTCGTACTTGAACTGGAGCAGTTCCGTGATGAGTTCCTGCTCCTTGTCGGTCGGCCCTCCCGTCACTCATCACCCCCGATCAGTCTGGCCGTAGCGTCGATTGTGCGCATCTCCACCCGACGCCGCGCCTCCTCCATCGCCCCACCAAGGTCGATAGTCACATTCTGCTCGATCTGCTTCGTCTCACCGAACCGCTTCCTGTTCCACACCCCGAGCAACCACTTCCGGGTGTTGATCCGCAGGGTCGATCTAGCCACATCCTCAATCGAGTCCTCCGCATCGGCAATCTCAAGCAACTGATTCGCCACCACCTCAGCGCCAATCTCCTGAGCCTCCAGGTAACGCCTCTTGCGATCAGCGTCTTTGTGAATCCACCCGATGAAGTGCCCGTACTCAGGCTGACGCGGATCAAGCTCGACAGACGATGAAAGCGGCTGACCCATCATGAGCCGGTCGATAGCCCGCTCAAAGAGTCCCGCAAACTGAACATCCCGAACCGCCAGACGATTGGCACGCTGCTCACGCTGTGCCTCATCACTGAGCGAAGTGGAGGGATTGTCCATGGGGTCGGTGACCGAGTTGGGAGTCGGAACCAACCAGTTGGGGAGAGGGGTGGAGGTGGGAGTGTTGTCCATGCGCGAGTTATACGAGGTGCGACGAGTGGAGTCAAGTTGATGTGATGTCTCAATGGGGTCTGAGGGCGGAATTTGGAAAATTTTTCAGAGGGGTGATGGTGCTCTGTCTCAATGGGGTCTGATTGGAAAAATTATTCGCTGTGTCGGGGGGACCACCCCCGCAACACTTCAGCCGACTCGCTGGGGCCCCCCCCCCCCCTCCCAAAGATTCTCGACTCACCGACCCACCGCACCCTTCGGCGCCAGCATGCCAGCATCATCATTGCGCCAGCGATCCAAGGGACCAGCCACCCACGCCCCGCTGATCCATGTGCCACAGCATTGCACAGCGGATAGCAGGGGTGCGGGGTCACTGCATCACCTGGCGCAGCATCCTCATTGGGGTGCTGATCCCCACTGAGACTTACACCCCATTGGGGTGCTGATCCCCAATGAGACACGATCCCAATGGGGATTTCTCCCCAATGGGGCGCTGAATCCTCATTGGGGAGCAGCAGGGCCGGACTGACACCCCAATGGGGAGATTTGCTTAAAAATGAGGCAATACGAAGTAATTGCGCCTCCCCGGGGCGAGGGGCGGGAAAATGACTCTCTCCCCAATGGGGTGTTCCAAATTTCCCCGTGACCATACGCATGTCAGATTCCATTCCCAAAACCACCAAATTGCCTCATTTTTAAGCAGATGCCCCACTGAGACAGTTTTACACCCCATTGGGGATAAATTCCTCTTGACACCCCATTGGGACACGTCTAGTATTCGTCTCAGTAGCACATCACACAACAACCACGGGAGTAACTGACCATGATGGATCATTTTGTAATCTGGCAACTTCGCGGCGTTCGTTACCTTTGCCTGCGCGAAGACGGTGATTGTTTCCTGACCACCATTAAGAGGCTCTGACCATGATCGAGCCGCGCACCATCGCCACGCGATCCGCTAACCCGACTATCGGCGAGTATCTCGCCATCTCCCTGTATGGCCTGCTGCTGGCCGTGCTGGGCTTCCTCATGATCTGACCGGAGAATGAACCATGAAACTCGAATGCTGCCACGTTGATACCTGCCTGCCGGGTTACTGGTCAGGTCATCATTTCCCGCACGTCCAGATCCCCGTCTATCGGGGTATGACGCTGAAGGCCGTTAAACAGGCTCTGTGCGACGAGCTGCGCATGGGGTATGTCATGGGTAGCTCGGACGATGCGCGCCTGCTGTCGGCTGATCTCGTGCGCCCGGAAGATGAGAAACGCGCCGATGCGCTGAACCGTGCGGCTTACGCTGCCATCAATCGGTTGAAGCCTGCCGTTAAAGGTAAGCGGAAGCTTTTCCTCGATCTCGAAGAATCGGACGATGGCGATGATTTTGCCGAATCCGTCAATGCGTACTTCGTTTTTGTTCTGGAGGACTGACAAATGAAAGCCCAAATCATCAAGTCGCAGGAAAACGGCCGCAACTACGGCAGCGAGAAAGAGACTATCGGCACCATGTCTGCGGTAGTCAATACTCGTGAAGGTATGAAAGAGGCCGTGACCGTGCGCTTTTACATGGCGCGCCGTTCTGATGGCGCCTCGCTCGTCTATTGCTCGATCTGGATCATGGGCAAGGGGCTGTATGCATCAGGTACTGGTAAGGCTGGCGGATATGGCTATCACAAGCGATCCGCAGCGCTTCAGTACGCGCTGGACTCCGCTGGCGTGACGCTGTCGGAACCGATAGACGGACGTGGTGATAGCTCCATGCGTGATGCGCTTGAGGCCGTTTGCCGTGCGCTTGGCTACTCTGGCCAGGTTTTGATCGTTGAACACTGAGGAGGACTGACCATGCAAGCCACCACACCCCATCACGTCGTTAGCATCTCATCGCACGGCGACGAATATTACGAATCATCCGCCGAATCCGCTGCTGACATGATCGCGAACGGATGCCGTTTCGTTCGCATGGAATGGCCGAAGTACGCTTGGCCTGGCGGATATCCGATTTTTTACGTTACACCGGACGGCGGATGTCTTTGTCCAGACTGCGCCAACGATAACTTGAATTTGACGTTTGATGGCGCTGATGATTGGAGGATTGTCGCGACGGACATTAACTATGAGAATACCGCCCTATATTGCGACCATTGCGGCGGTCAGATTGAACCAGCGTACGGGGAAGATGAAGAATGAACCTCTACAACTTCAGCGACCGCCAGCTACTCGCCACAGCACACGGCGCACAGGCCCATATGACCGTGGCCTTGCGTGATCGTCTATCCGACCGCACGCACCAACTCGAAATGATCGAGCGTAACGCCCGCGCCACCCTGGCCGTGCTGCTCTCGGATCGTAAGGACGTTGAAAAGATACGCGCCGAGGTCGCCTCAGAACTGCGCGTGATTATCGGCCTGTGTGGCCGGACTATTTGAACGGGAGGATTGATCGTGCAGAAACAATTCACATGGACCATGTATCGCGGGAAACCTGCCGTATTCGACACAACTGCCCGCGTCTATTACACCGGCTACAAAACCATGCGGGAAGCCATCAAGCACGCCGAAGAACTGAACACTGGCAAGTAACCACCAGCCGCGCCAGTCTGGACGATGGCGCGGCATCTCTCACCCTGGAGGATTGAACGATGAACACCGAAACCAAACCCGACCGCATCAGCGGTAACTTCACGCCCGCTGAGCATTTCGCCATGCACGGCAACTTGCCCGACAAGACTATCAAGTACCTCATCGCACGGGCTGATGATGCGTATGACGCCGAACAAGCGATTTTTAGCGCCTACGACGCGCTAGACACTCTCGGACAAGGTAGCACCCCTACCGACGTGCTTGAGGCTGTTAGAGAGGCTAAAAACGCCCTTGCTGAGTATCTGGAGGATCAAGCATGACCCCTGATGATCTGAAAACATGGGCGAAGGATCGCAAACTGTCGCCCGAAGGCATGGCGCAGTATGTCGGCGTACCGGTGAATACTTGGCGCAACTGGACAACCGATCCAGGTAAGGCGGGCCATCGGAAACCGCCAGCCGTGGCGCTTCGCCTCTTCGAGGTCCTGCGCACCATCGAGGTGATGGCCCCGACGATCAGCGATGCCATGCTGCCGAGGAAGGACTGAGCCAGCGGCCCTACCCCCTAGGCTTGGGAAATTTTTGACTTTCTGGATTTTCGAGTTTCTGACGGAGCAACGACCCCCTCCCTCGGATTCTGAATCGAACTTCCGAAAATACATTCGGCAGTTTTCACAGGGGTCTGTTTTTCAAGGGGAAAAATGATGTTGATTATGATGCCCAAGGAAGATTCGCTTCAGCATGTCCTGACCACGAAGTTCGTCAAGGAAGCTGAGTACATCGCCGCTGCTCGGAAGAAGGCGCTGGAGAAGATGGGTGACAAGTGGCTCTGCGCCCGCAAGGTGCAGCGCAAGGAGGCGGCGGAATGACCCCGGTGGTGCTGATGAACCTCGGACTGATGGCGATACCTGAGAAACCTGCTGGTGTTCGCCATCGTCCGAGGGTGCATGTCGCAACCGAGTCGCCTGACACCGAGGATGACATTCCCGAAGGCACCACGCTGCACCGTACCATGCTAGCGATCCCGTGGGACAACGCAGTAACGGTGCAGTGGGTGGCTGACAAGCTGGTGGTGTGCGAACGCTCGATCCACCGGGCGATAAAGCGACTCGTTCAGCGAGGCATGGTCAAGCATGTCCCCGTCAAGCGGCTCAACCTTTACATCAGGGTCGGGTGAGCAGCAGTCATCAGAAGTCGCACGCTCTCATCCCACAGTGGTCCATCCAGCTTCATCCGATGGACCACTTTTTCGACTGTTGCTTCAGTGTTCGATCTCGGGAGCAGTACGAGTTCCAGTACGCCCTGATATACTGTGATGCGATACGCCACCACCCGATGCCCGTAGTCCGTCAGGGACTGATATTCGGGATAGTGTGCGGCGTCCTGATCGTTGAGTAACCCGTAGATTTCAGTCATCGTCATCATCCATCGTTGCGGGGTCGTATCCTGCCACGAACTTCCTCCCCTTGAACTTCTCAAACTGCGGCCCACGCTCGTACATCTGATCGAGCATGCGCTGCTTCGCCTTGATGACGTTCCCCCGGTGCCGTGCGAACATGGTCTTGATCGCCGGGTTGATCGCCCAAGTGACCCGTCGGGTGTGTGGGAAATCCTCTGTCCTGGCGACCCATGTGGTCTGCTCCAGCATCGTCATCGAGTCCATCACCATCTGATCGGCTTGCCAGTGCGGTAGCTTCGACAGATTCGCCTTCGCCGCACGCACCAGACCACGCAGGGTCAGTTCCGTCTCATCGGCGTGACGGATCACGTAGTCAGTCATCCACTGATCCAGCGACTCATCGGCCAGCCCGCCAGCGGTGTTGTAGGCGTGGCGCAGACTCGGGATGATGAAAGACTGGACGATCTTGATGGCGCGGCGCATCGTATCGAGTGTCACGGTCAGGTTGTACGGATCATCAATGGCGTGCAGCACGAGCGCGAGGCGACCCGTCAGACCTTCGATCTTGCCGAACGCGGTCATGTAGGTCTTGTTTGCCTGAAGGTAACGCTCGTCACGCTTGCGTTGCTCATACCAGCGTTGGAACTCGCGGAACTCCTTGTACGCGTCCTCACTGAGCCGGTAGGTCAGCGCCGGGAGCGCATAGACCGTGCGGATCATCTGCTCGTAGTCGGCGTAATTCGTCTGATGCTCAGGGATCGGCTCACCGAGGCGCGTCATGCTCGGGCGCAGACTGATCGGGATGAACCGCTGCACCAGACCATCGGCGCAGAGCGACGCGAGGTTGTCACGGAACACATCGGGCTGCATGTTCCCGTAGATACTGACCGCGTAGTTCTCGCAGTGGAACGTGCCAGCACCGACACGATCCATGTGATATTCCTCGGCCTCGTAGGCTGATGTCCATGCGCTACGATCCTCACCGCTACGCTTGTCCGCGATCTTATTGACCCATGAGTTCATCTCGTCCAGATGACACAGCAGACCGCGTGGCAGTTGCGATGCGTTACGCACGAGCTTCTGACTGGTGATGTCCTGCACGACGATCTTGAGCGGAGTCGGTGCTGCTGGCGGGTCGATCATGGCAGGGCCACCAGCAGGATCAAGAATCGCCTCAGGTGACTGGTGGTAGTCGAGGAACGCTTTCTTGGCTGCAACGAAGCGGGCATCCGCTGCCTCAAACTGCACCAGTTCCTGCGCGTAGCGGGGACGATCCTCCTGCTCCAGTGCCTTGAGTGGTCCGAACATCGGACGGGAGCCGGGGGATTTCTTGTCGGCAGGATCACCCACCGTCATCACCCACAGGACAGGCGGCACCTTGAAGCCGGGGACAAGTTCAAGGCGAGTACGGGCGTCTATCGCACCGCAGACCGCAGCAACACCGGCCCACAAGGGTACGAGAGGGTCGCAGCCGATGGACTCTGAGACTTCAGTCGCCCGCCTCGCCAGCACCTTTGGGAAGAGATCAATGTCCAAGTCAGGTGCTGGCGGGCGCAGCATGTCACTGATGTCGTCGGGTGAGTCAGGCGTGACCTCCTTGAACAACTCGGTCACATCGGGCTTGGGTCGCTGCCAGCCCGCCTTGACCGCCATGTGAAAGAGCGTACCGAGCGTGACGAGGCTCGACTTGTCACCACGGAAGCTGCGCCACTGGATCAGCAGGTCTTGCGGGCCGGGGTACTTTGCGCGACTGCCCGCGCTCCACTCGTTCCAGAGACTGAATGCCTCATCGTCAAGTCCCGACTGCGATGCTGCGTGCTTGAGCGCCATACCGACATGCACCCACTCATCCCGCGACACGTCAGGGCTGATCGCCTCAAGTGCGCTGCGCACCTCTTGCCACGACACATCGCGTGTCTCGGTCTGGAGCGTAACCCTGCGCTCATCGTTGAGCATCCCCTGCCACAGATCGAGCAGTTCCTGCGGAATGATCGGGAGCCGGGAGAAGTGACCACGACCGCTCCAGCGGTAGGGTTGCTGCGTGGTCGGGTGGATGGAGGGTGGCAGCACATCCTGTACGGTCAGACCGTTCGCGGTGCCGCAGCGGAAATCAAGGTAGTTATAAACCTTCCCGTCGGCCCCTTTCTTAGTCAGTTTCTTCGACGGCAGCGCCAGTCCGAACGGCATCGCGTAGAGCAGCTTGCCGTGACCAGGGTTGCCCGAGTCGATCACCACCGCATCGGGGGCTTCGTAGAGCGTGGTGAGGTCAATACCGTGTTCCAGCAGCGCAGCAGCAGCGTCATCCCATACATCAATGTCCAGCGCCATCGTGCCACTGTAGGCGTGGGCAAGGCCGATCCCGTAACCGTGAGGCATCTGGTCCATCGAGCGGATCACGTTCTCTTTCTGGTTCCAGCCGGTAGTGGATGGACCTTTTGTACCCGGAGGAATCGGCACCAGCGACCAGCCGTGCCGGATATAGGCTTCGATGGATGATGGGTGGGATGCGACTTGCTGAGTGTTCGGGTGTGTCATATGATGTCCTTGTCTCCCCCGCCGGGTTCTCGTTCCCCGGCGTTCGGCCCCGTCGAGCTTGCTCCGGGGCCACTTTTTTGCTTGTCGAAAAAAAGTTGTTGCACCCAGTTAATCATAGTGCTACGATGCAGTCAAGTTCATGGGAGGAATTCACATGGTAGTCCAGAAAAAGCGAGTGGGACATGTTGGCTGCTGGTTGAAGCCGGACACGTACCGTCGGTTTGTCAGTAAGGCGCACGAGTATGGCGGCAATACCGCCGTGATGAGTGTGCTGATCGAAGCGTGGCTCAACGGCAGCGTCACGCTGGAAAAACCCCAAGCCGTCAAGTTGAAAGGAGAATGAAATGGGGATGTACACAGAGCTTGTTCTGAAATGCGATGTGCTGCCGGATGTTCCTGAGAATGTGGGACAGGTTTTGAACTTTCTGTTCTGTGGTGGGGATGAACCTACCGACCTTCCAGATCATTCTTTTTTTCGGTGCGAGCGATGGCAAGCAGTGGGGCGGTGCAATAGTTACTATCACCACCCGAAAACGATAAACAGCTACACGGAAAACTATCTTTTCAGCAGGTCGGACCTCAAGAACTACGACGGCGAGATTGAAAAGTTCGTTGATTGGGTGAAGCCGTATTTGAACATGTCCGCCGGAGACTGCATCGGATGGTCGTGGTACGAGGAAGCACCTTCCCCGACCCTCATTTTTATGTAAAAGGAGAGTAACCAAATGAACGAGCAAATCGTCCTGACCATCGCCCAAGCGATCCTGAAGAACACTGAAGTGCTGCAATCGCTGGTTGATGCGCTGCCGCATGAGACGAAGGTGGCTGTGGCCGAGAAGGTGACTGCGGGAAAGCAGAAACCTTCGTCTGCACCCACCCCTGCTGCCCCTCAGCCGACTGCTCCGGTTGCGCAAGCTACCCCGGCTGCGGCTGCACAACCTGTTGCGGAATCCCATTCTGAGCCTGCCCCCGCGCCTCAACCGGCCCCGGTGGTTGAAGAACCTGTCGCACCTGCTCCGCAGCCTGCCGCTACCAAGGCACCGTTCAAGGATCAGCAGGGTCTGGTGCAATACGTGATGGACGCGTACAAGAAGATCGGCCCGAGCAAGGGTGCTGCGATCCAGGGTGTGCTGACCAGCCTCGGTCATGGAAATATCAACGATGTTCCCCCGAAAGACTACGATGCTCTTTATGCGGGCGTTGAAGCACTCAAGAGTGCGTGATGATTTCCCGTCAGAGGCTAACTGAACTGCTCAACTACGATCCGGAAACTGGAGTCTTTACCCATAAGACCACCAGAGGCTCCAGAGCCTACCCCGGATCGGTTGCGGGCAGGATCAACAGTTGGGGGTATCGGCAGATCGGCGTTGATGGTCGTTACCATATGGCACATCGGCTGGCATGGCTTTACATGTACGACGAGTGGCCGGATAAGCAAATCGACCACATCAACGGTGACCCTGACGACAATAGGTTAGCCAACCTCAGGCTGGTTACACAGAAGCAAAACATGGAGAATCAAAAACTTCATGCTAACAATTCGTCGGGTCATCGAGGGGTGGCGTGGAACAAGTCCAACGGTAAGTGGGTTGCATACGTTAATCACTTCGGTAAGCGACTGTATCTTGGCACGTTCTCTGAGATTTCGGATGCTGCCTCCACTGTAAAGCGGGTTCGGGATCAGCTATTCACTCATAACAAGACGGAGCATTCAGCATGAGTACCCACGCCAAACTCTCCCCGAGCGCAGCGCACCGCTGGACGGCTTGCCCTGGCTCGGTGAGGGAAGAAGCGAAGTACCCCGAGCAGCCTAGCGGTCCCGCTGCGATTGATGGTACGCACACCCACACCCTGCTGGAAGAATGTATCAATGCGGGGGTGGTGTTCCCCGTCGAGTACATCGGTGAGGAACTGGAGGATCACGAAGGTAAGTTCGTCGTGACCACCGAGCGTGCGGATCGGGTGTCGGTCGCCATCGCGTACATTCAGCAGCGGGTGCAGGATCACAACGGCCTCTGCATGGTGCTTGCCGAGAAGCGTGTCGATCCCGCACCGCTGGTGGGTCGTGATGACATGGGTGGCACGGTGGATGTGCGGATCATCTCGCCCGACCTCATCGAGATCATCGACTACAAGGACGGCATGGGTGTGGTCGAGGTGGAGGGAAATCTCCAACTTGAGCAGTACGCGCTCGGCGCATTGGCTGAGTTGGATGAACTGCCTGAGAAGGTTCGCATGACCATTATCCAGCCGAAGCTGGTTGAGATGGGTAAAGAGGCGATCAGCAGCGTTGAGGTTGCCACGCCTACCCTTCTCGCCAAGGCTGACTGGTTCGCTGCTCGTGCTGCTGACACCGACAAGCCCGATGCGCCGCTGGTGCCGGGTGAGAAGCAGTGCGGGTGGTGCCGCGCCTCGGGCTGCACGGCTCGGGTCACTGCGGCGCTGGCAGCATCAGGTATTGCATTCCCCGACGTAGCGGCGCAAGCTGCTCAGACGGATGCGAACCTGCTGACCGATGAGCAACTGCGTGATCTGATCGAGGCTGTGCCGCTGCTCAACCAGGTGATCGAAGCTGCTGAGGCCGAGGCGCTGCGTCGCATGGAGAGTGGTAAGTCGATCCCCGGCATCAAGGCGGTGCGTGGTCGTGGGTCGCGCAGTTGGGCGCTGTCAGACGATGAGATGGTGGAGCGTCTGAAGAAGATGGGTCTGCCCAAGGAAGTGATCTACAAGACCAGCGTGATTTCCCCGGCGCAGGCCGAGAAGGTCAAGTGGGTCAAGAAGGTCAAGGGTGAGGAAGTCACCAAGAGTTTGACGGATCGGCAACTCAAGATGCTTAAGTCGGAGTACATCAAGCACTCCGAGGGCAAACTGACTGTCGTTCCCGAGAGTGATGGCCGCGAGGCTGTCGAGTTTGCAGCGGGGATGTTTGCCGCTGTTCCTGAGTCGAGCGAGTTGCCCGACTGGTTGAAGTGAAACGAGTGTAAAGGAGTTCCAAATGAGTGACGGTATCGTGTATCTGGAGAAGGTTCGTCTGTCGTTCCCGCACATCGCGGAGCCGCAGCAGAACAAGCTGAATCCGGTTAAGTCGGCCTACAACGCCGAGTTCATCATGGCCGAGAACCATCCGGGCTACCAGAAGTTCATGCAGGTCTATTCCCAACTCGCTGCGACGAAGTGGGGTGACAAGGCGCAGAACGTCATGCAGATGATCCACGGCGACCGCAAGCAGCGTTGCTACGGCAGCGGTTCCGACAAGATCAACAAAAAGACCTTCGCGCCGTATGACGGCTACGCCGGGAACATGTACATCTCGGCGGCGAACAACCGTGGGATGCCGCAGATCATCCGTCTGGATGGCTCGGTGTGTGACAACACGATGGAAGCGCAGCAACTGGCCCGCAAGATGTACGGCGGCTGCTACGTCAATGTGGCGATCAAGCCGTGGCTCCAAGACAACGAGCATGGTCGTGGCGTGCGTGCTGACCTCATCGCCATCCAGTTTGCTGCCGATGGTGAGCCGTTCGGTGAAGCCGAGCCTGATGTGTCGGGCGTGTTCGGTGCGGTGGCCGGTGGGCAGCAGTCTCAAGCGCCCGCACCGCAGGTTCAGATGTCTGGGTTGCCCTCGTTTCTGACGGGGCAGTAACGAGTAGGACGTAAAGCTGGCCCGCGTAAGTGGCCAGCGCCTACACGCATGGCGTGCTGACTGGTTCAAGGTGTTCCACGTATCCACAGGGATGCGTCCGAAGCCCTCTGGTAATTCCTCACCAGCCGCCAGCCGTGTAGGCAGAGACAAAGCGCAAGCGCGCAGATCGGTGTATTTCCGCGTTGCCACGCCGTGAAGCGTATGCCGTCCCGCCCGCGAATCAGGGTGATGCGCTATTAGGATTCGCTGCCTACATTCAACAAGGAGGGACCGTGGACAAGCTGAAACAACTGATGGGCCTGTGCAAGTGTGGTGTGTTCGTCACGATCAACGAGCACCGCGACTACTACATGAGTGTCGCGGAGTACATCAAGGACGAGGGTGACCGATTTGCCTGCGATGACGCGAAAGTGATTTCCATGATGGAGCAGACGGACACCATCGTTGAGGTTCAGTTCTACCAATTCACACCGGTCGCTTTCATGTCCGTGGCGCACTACGATCTCGACGCTGCTCTTGATAAAGCAATCGCTTTGGCGCTTTCCCGTGCATCCAGAGAAGTAGGGTGATGCGCCGCTGGGCTTCGCTGCCTACAACCTAATCAACCGGAGAACCTTGTGTCGAATGACTTCATCTTCGACGTAGAAACGATGGCGAACTGCTTCACGCTTGCGGTAGAGCATGCTGAAGCGCCGTTCAGGTGGTCGTTTGAGATCAGCGACTATCGGAACCAGTCGGCCGAGATCATCGCGTTCCTGCGTTATCTTCAGCAGAGTAACGCCCGCATGGTCGGCTTCAACAACATCGGGTTCGACTACCCCATCCTACACACCATGGTTCAGATGGGTAACGCGGATGCCGCTACTCTGTACGCCAAAGCGCAGTCCATCATCGGCGCACAAGAGTCAGAGGATCGGTGGGTGCATCAGGTCTATCCCTCTGACCGCATGATCCCGCAGATCGACCTGTACAAAATCCACCACTTCGACAACAAGGCCCGCGCCACGGGTCTGAAGGTGCTGGAGTTCAACATGCGCTCTCACACCATCTCCGATCTGCCGTTCGATCATGGTTCTGTTCTGACACCCGATCAGATCGTGGTACTGAAGGAGTACAACGCTCACGACGTAGCGCAGACCAAGGAGTTCTACCACGAGACGTTACCCATGATCCGGTTCCGCGAGGAACTGTGCGTCAAGTATCCCGAGAAAGATTGGATCAACTTCAACGACACCAAGATCGGCAAAGAATACTTCCAGATGGAACTGGAGCGTGCCGGGGTGCAGTGCTACGAGTACGGTGCGAACGGTCGTCAGCCCCGCCAGACCCCGCGCCCGGTGATTCATCTCAAGGATGCGATCCTGCCGTGGATCGAGTTCAGGACGCCCGAGTTTCAGCGCATCCTCAACTGGTTCAAGCAGCAGAGCATCACTGAGACGAAGGGTGTGTTCAAGGATGTGGTCGCCACCGTCAACGGGTTCGACTACGTGTTCGGTCTCGGTGGTATCCACGGCTCAGTGGAGAACCGGATCATTGAGTCGGACGATGGGTGGGTCGTGGTTGATCTCGATGTCGCCTCGTACTACCCGAACCTCGCCATCAAGAATCGACTGTACCCGGAACACCTCGGTCAAGGGTTCTGCGACATCTACGCGCACCTGTACGAGCAGCGGAAGAACTACGCCAAGGGGACCGCCGAAAACGCCATGCTGAAGCTGGCGCTTAATGGCGTGTATGGCGATAGCAATAACCGCTTCAGCGTGTTCTACGACCCGCTTTTCACCATGTCGATTACCCTCAACGGCCAGCTTCTGCTGTGCTTGCTGGCCGAGATGGTGATGCAGATTCCCACAGTCGAGGTCATCCAGTGCAACACGGATGGTATGACGATCCGAGTCAAGCGCAGCAGCTATGACTACGTGTTGCCGCTACTCGACATCTGGCAGAACAAGACGGGTCTGACTCTGGAGCGGGTGATCTACCGGCGCATGTTCGTGGCTGATGTGAATTCGTACCTCGCAGAATCGGAAGATGGGAAGGTCAAGCGTAAGGGGCGCTACGAGTATGAGCTTGACTGGCACCAGAACGCCAGCGCCCTTGTGATCCCGAAGGTCGCTGAGAAGGTGCTGCTGGAGGGCGCACCGATCCGCGAGACTGTCGAGCAGTGGCCTGACCTGATGGACTTCATGCTGCGCACCAAGGTGCCACGTTCCAGCCATCTGCTATGGGGTGACGAGAGGGTTCAGAACGTCACCAGGTACTACATCGCCAAGGATGGCCGACCGCTGACGAAGGTGATGCCGCCACTCAAGGGTAAGACCGAGTGGCGACGCATCGGGGTCGAGAGTGGCTGGAACGTGCAGGTGTGCAACGACATTCGTGACGCAACGCTACCTGTGGATTTCGACTACTACATTCGGGAAGTCGAGAAGATTGTTTTGTGCTTGAGGTGAGGTGTGAGATGAACGAAATATTGACCATTGAAGAAATGATTCGGAAGGGTGTGAGATTGAAGGATTTGACGCCCGATCAACTGCTGGAAGTTTCCAAAGATCGCACCGTGAGTGCGGGCATATGGACAGCGATTGAGCGGGAGATCATTTGGAGGTTGGAATGCGGAGCAGACAATGCTTGAAAAACAGATTGAGGATGTAGTGTGCCGCTACGCCAGAGACAAGGGCGTGCTGGCATACAAATTCACAAGCCCCAATCGAGCAGCAGTCCCTGATCGCCTGTTCATTGCTCCAGGCGGGCGTGTGTGGTTCTGCGAGTTCAAGCGCACGGGTCAGAAGCCCACTGCGCCACAGGAGCGCGAACACGATCGACTGCGCATGCAGGGCTGCACGGTGTTCGTGATCGACAATGTGGAGGATGGGAAGATGATGGTTGATCTGATGGTGGGTGGGGTATGAGAACTCCTGACCAACTCCACCCCTACCAGCAGCGCGCCGTCGCGCACCAATGCTCGATGCCGCACACAATGCTCTGGATGGATGTCGGGCTGGGGAAGACAGCCATCACCCTCACCAGCATCCGACACCTACTCGACACCGGCTTTCTGCGCGGCGTACTCATCATCGCCCCGATCCGCGTGTGCCGTCTGGTATGGAGACAAGAAGCGGCGAAGTGGAGTCACACCAAAGACCTCACGTTCTCGATGGTCATGGGTACGCGGGATCAGCGCACCCGCGCCCTGCTGCGCCCCGCCGATGTGTATCTGATGAACTACGAAAACCTCGGTTGGCTTGCTCAGACGCTGGAAACTTACTTCGTCAAGAAGAACAAGCCGATCCCGTTCAACGGGTTGGTGTGGGACGAAGTGTCGAAAATGAAGAACAGCACGACACAGCGAGTCAAGGCGATCCGCAAGATTCTGGATCAGTTCGTCTGGCGCACAGGTCTGACCGGCACGCCCGCCAGCAACGGGTACAAAGACCTGCATGGGCAGTACCTGGTGGTTGATGAGGGTCATCGCCTCGGCACATCCAAGACTCAGTTCCGCACGCGCTTCTATCGTCCAGTGAGTCAGTACAAGGATGAGCCGTACCCTGACACTGAAGAAACGATCCGCGAACTCATCGGCGACATCACCTTGGAGATGAGCGCCGCCGACTACAACCCGCTCCCCGACCTCATGGTGAATGAGATCGAGGTCGAACTACCCGAGGAACTGCGCGCCCGTTACGACCAGATGGAGCGTGACTTTTTCCTCCAGATGGACAGCGGGCAGAACAAGGAAATTTTCAATCAGGCGAGTCTCACGAATGCATGCCTCCAGTTTGCCAACGGCGCGGTGTATCCGATTGCAGGGCTGCCACTGTGGGAGAAGCTGCACGACCTGAAGCTGGATGCACTGGAGGAACTGATCGAGGAAGTGAACGGTGAGCCGATCCTCTGCGCCTACGCCTATCGACACGACGCGGAGCGGATCATGGAGCGGTTCAAGGCGCTGCGACCGATTAACCTGACCGACTGCAAGAGCGAGTCGTCGCTCCAGAACGCCATGACGCGATGGGTCGAGGGTGACTGCCCTCTGATGATCGCCCATCCGGCCTCGGCTGGACACGGGATCGACGGGCTACAGCGGCGCGGTCACATCCTCGTATGGTTCGGCCTGAACTGGTCGCTGGAGTTGTATGACCAGTTCAACGGTCGTCTGCGCCGCCAGGGTCAGGGCATCCCGGTCATCTGCCATCGCATCCTGATGCGCGACACACTCGATCAGGCGCAGGCGCTGGCGCTGGACGAGAAGGCCACCACTCAGTCGGGCCTGCGGAACGCGGTCAAACAATACCGCTTGACAAAGGGTGTTTGATGTTACACACTGGAGTACAGCATGAGTCGTAAGGTACTTGTACTGCTGATGCATCAGCGCCTAGTGGATCGGGAAATTCGGCGCTGTAAGGATGTGACCAAGATCGAAGAACTGCGAGAAGAACGCAGACGCATTGGGTCACTGATTCGACGGATGAGGAAGAACAGAGAAGAGGATGACTGACATGAAAGACCCGCGAGTTAATAATATCGGCCCGCACTATCAGTGCAAGCGTGCATTTGCGGATGGGTGGGAGATTGAGTGGTTTGACTGCGGATCGTGGGGCGTAATCACTAACCCTGTCTTTGAGGAAACATGCGAATACCGCGTCGTCCCTGATGAGGACGGCTGGCTGCCGTGGTATGCGCATGAAGGGGCGGTGTGTCCGGTGGCGGATAATGCTCGGGTACAGATTACAGGGCAAATCGGCAGCATTGCTGCGTGCTCTGTGGTTTGGCACGAGTGGAATGGGATGTACCGCGTCATCAAGGAAGCCGAGAAGCCGGAGTCGTCGGATTTTGAGTCGTGGGTAACTCGTACGCTCGACGACATTGACCCCTCTTGGCGTGAAGAAGTCGGCATGACGACTCCGCACTGCGCAGTTGCCGCCATCCGCCGCCTCGCAGACAAGCGCGGCTATGTGCCGGTGGAGAAGCTGCCGAGCGTTAATTTAGACGTATCACCGTTGGCTGAACTTAATAGGCTGCACTTTGAACTTGAAGCACTGCGCAAGGAGTATGGGAAATGAGCACCAAATGCAAAGAGTGTGGAAGCTACGCGATCAACCCGAACCTCTACGAGCGTGACGGAACAGACCTTGACTTGTGCGATGTGCATTTCTGGATGAAGAGGGCGAAAGTGGCAGAATCCCGTCTGCGCGAGGCCCATACAGAACTTGAAGCCGTCACCGACATGCGCGCGGCCCTCGCCGAAGCCCGCGCCTTCATCCTCGCGCAGAACAAGGTGCCTCGCACGGCCCTGCAACACATCACCAGTGGCCCGCACCACGACTACGACGACTCGCAAATCACCACCCTACTCGCGCGCATCGACGCCGCGCTGGGCGAAGGAGAACGGAATGAGTGACATCACCGAAATCATCGACAGGCTGGAGTCTGCACTGCCTATCGCAGCAAGATTTAATACCGGAATTCCAGCAAGCGTGGCAGAAATTTCGGCAATCCTCACAGCTTACCGCCAGCAAGCCGCAGAACTGGCCGAACTGCGAAACACAAATAACATCCCCACAAAGTACGTCCAAATTGAAGGCGCTGGCCGCCACTACTGTGTGTGGGGAACTTCCAGCATCAATGCGTATGAAGCTCTCGAAACCAAACTAGCCGAACTGCGCGAGAAGAACGAGCGGCTCCGCGAAGAGCGAGACATTTTCTGGCAGGAACGTGACGCCGCGAAGGAGAAGCTGCGCAAGCTGGAAGAGCAGGAGCCGGCGATCTGGCTTGGAACAAAGCTGGTGCCTTATGAGGAGCGCGTGTTTCACAGCAGTCGTGATCTTGCTGAAAAGCTCGGTTACTCCAACAACCTGCGCGGCTACTACGCCCTCCCCAAGCCCGCCCCGGTGAGCGTGCCGGATGGTTGGAAGGAAGCGGCCATCGCATGGGAGGTTTGTGCTTCTATCCACAGAGAATGGGCAAAAGGCAAAGACGCACTTTACACGACCCGCCAAGCAGATTTTGTCAAACACGCGGAGAACGCCAGAGCAATGCTCGCCGCACCCACCGAGGAGAAAGAGTGATGACCACAGACAACAAACTCGAAACAGGCGGGCCGATGTTTCCGTGCGAGGGGGTCATCACCCGAGACGGCATCCTTTACGAAGGCATGTCCCTACGCACCTACGCCGCAATCCACCTTGGCGTCCCGCAGTCCGAGCATGAATGGCTCAACGACATGATCCGGGAGAGCCAGAATCGCACGCGCAAGGAGAACCCCCATGACTGACAAGATGATTGCTGTGCCGAGGGAGCTACTGGAAGCGCTGGACGAAATACTGGATCGTGCGGACACCTCAGAGGGCTATTGTTGCTGCGGAGACAGCATGGACAATCATGCAAGCCCGATGACCTGTGGGCACAGTCCTGTGGATGCAGGCGACTACTATGCGGACCCGCGCCGTGATGAGCTAAAAGCCCTTCTCCGCGAAGCCGCGCAGCCTGAGCAGGACGGCACCTGCCCGGACTGCAACGGTGTTGGCTTGACCGGCGGACAACAAAGTTTCCACGCACCAGACTGCCAGACCTGCAATGGAACCGGATTGATCGGCGGGCCGAGCTTCTATGCGCCAGACGAAGGCGGTGAGCCGTGCCCGGACTGCACGCACCCCACCCCCGACGACGAGGAACTGCGCAGGGATGCAGAGCGGTATCGGTGGCTGCGGCGCGCACTGTCGGATCGTGCTAACGGCAAAAGCCATTGGTTTTGTCTCATACCGGATGGCTGCCCGGAAGAGTTAGACGCCCCAATCGACGCAGCCCTCGCAGCCGCCAGAGGATTAAGGCACGGGACCGATTGGGACAACGGCACGCACGCAAAGCTGCACGGCTACCGCCAGAAGCTGCTGACTGCGCTGGACGAGCGTGACGCCCTTCTCCGCGAAGCCCTTCTCCGCGAAGCCGCGCAACCTGAGCAGATCACTCCGAAACAGTTGGCACGGCTGGTTTCCGATAACCCGGATGTGCAATTCTCTGTGAAGCCAATCCCCAAACCAACTGGCGACTGGCGTGCATCTGCTTCCGAATGGCTGAAACTGATGGCAGATGAGCAAGAGAGTCTCAGCGCCTGTTATCCAGGGCATGCGGCCGCATATGATTGGTGGGTGCAAAAGCCGCAGATGTTACGAGTGCTGGCAGAGCAAGTTTTGACTAGCAAATTAAACGCCAGCCCCGCCGACGAGGAACTGCGCAGGGATGCGGAGCAAACCGCGGCAGCGCGCGACGTACTGGCCGAGCGGCAGCGGCTTTGATAGGAGGTTGAGATGAAAGAGAAGTACCACGTTTCGTTTTCAGGCGGTCGCACTAGCGCCTACATGACCAAGTTGCTTCTGGATAACTGGTCAGATCGGTACGACTTCATCGTGACATTTGCGAACACCGGACTGGAGCATCCAAAGACCCTTGAGTTTGTCCGGAACTGCGACGACCACTTCGGCTTTAACACGGTGTGGCTTGAAGCGGTTGTGCAACGGGAGACTACGGGGTAACTCTATCACACTTCGTTGATATCGCCCCACTCGGCCGAGTCAAGGCCGTAGGAGCGCAAGAACGTGATCGGGTCGCGCTCAAGCTGGCGGGCATTCTTGTTCCACGCCGGCAACCCGCCGATGCGGACTGCCGACCAGATCAGGTGCCGCTGCCATACAGGCATGCCAACGTGCGACATGAGCGCGAGGAACCGGGCGTCTGCTTGACTGCGCGAGATGTGCTGCCGGACGAAGCTGTAGTCGTGGTCGATGGACGGGATGAGCTTGAGCCTGTCTGCTGCGGTCTTGCGGCTTGTCGGCACCACCAGCTTGCCGAAGCACCGAACCGAGTAGAAGTCAGTCTCAAAGCCTTCTGGGATCGTCTCACCCATCAGCACCAGCGGCTCGATCAGGCGCACGCGCCCGTTGTCTAGCTCCTCGAAGTGAAGATCACCGACGATCATCGCTCAACACCTCCACGAAGCAGTTAGAACCAGCGTAGGTCACGCGCACGCGGGCGAAGGCTTCTTCGCTGCCAGACTGATGCACTGCACACCCTCGTCCCGTCACGCTCGGCAGCGCACCGCCGTAGTCCATGATGCGGATGACGGCAGTCTCGGCGCAGCCAACTACTGCCAGACTACTAATTCCTGCCAAAATTAGTAGAGTTTTCATATGACCACCCGATGAGTAATCCAGCCGAAAAGGAATGAGCGTTGCTTCGTGTCGCGCTCCGCAAGGTCGAGGTAGCGGCTCCCCTGCACCGAGTTCAGACCCCGTAGCATCGCTTGTTTGCCGAGTGGGCCACGCCACGCGAGGAACGCGCGCAGGGCTTCTGCCGTCACCGGCCCGATGCGACCATCCACGAACAAGTCAGCGTACCGTTGCTCAGAGTTGAAGCCGTTGAGCCAGCGTTGCAGGAACATCGAAGCCACGGCTGGCCCCATATTGACGCCGGTATCGACCACTTCGTATCCAACGTCCTTGTCGATTTCGATGATGCGATGAAAGCCCGGATCGCGCACATAACGCCGCTCGTAGATGGTGCGGGCGACTGACTCTGACATGTCACGCATGGGGCCAACGTAGCCGTTCTGCCGGGCCACAGATTCCGTGATACCGAACATGGTGGGACCACCCCTGTCAGCAGGGTGATCGACGTATCCGCCCTCAGTGCGGATGATGCCGGTGATAATGTCGGTGACTTTCATCGTGGCTTCTTCCTTCGCTCAACACCAGCAATCCGTGACTCGTTGCACTTCATCCGGCGCTTCTCTTTCGCGGCCAGATACCCGCCCCCGACCGCCATGACTACTCCAAGAAAGAACAGAATCAGGTGCGCGGCCCCACTCATTTCCGCCTCTCCACCCACTTGACAAGGAGATTCTCGATCATGGTCGTGCCAATGCTGGCGATGAAGGCCGCGACACCAAGCAGCGCGATCAAGGGAGCTTGCGGGTACCAGATATATACCGCGCCTGCACTCATGGACAGACCGCCCGTGGCGGTCGCTCGCGCAATCGCCAGACGCAGCGGGGTTGGCTCTCCCCGGTTAGCGAATTCAACATAGCACTTAGCCAGCCCAATCATCACCCCCACCGCGAGGAACAACAACGAGTCGTGTATCTCCTCAAGTTTCGCTTTCAGAAATTGCACGGCTCTTCTCCTATATCACTTCGCCCGTCGTTGCCGCTTCCACCAGACAAATGCTTGCAGCATCTGCCGCAAGTTTAGCAGCTTCACAACGGCCAGCCTGCGTTGATGTCGATGCGGTCAAGAGCAGCGTGATCCTGAGCGGCCTTGAGTTGGTCTTGCAGCTTGCCGGAATGCCCTGCGATGGCGGCCTCGATGCCAGAGAGCGCAACTGCCTTTTCCATCACCTTCTGCGCCAGAACGGCCAGCGTCACCTCTCGCGCATCGGCCTCGATCTGCAAGTTCGGAGCATCCGCAGCATTGCCGCTCTGCTGGTACGCCAGCGCCTCGGCGCGCTTGATCGGCCAGCTCGCCATTTCGGCGGGGCTGATGTCGGCCACGATGGCGTCACGCTTTTCACGCGCCAGCAGATCGACTGATCGGAGCAGTTCGGCTTGACGCTCGGCGAACGTTGGCTGCTTGATCTTGATGATGCTCATGGCTGCACCTCATCAAAAGTGTTCCACTCAGCGCCCACACCGTCCGTCAGGTCGGCGTCGTCCACCGTCCAAGCATTGCGCTGGCTGCGATCTGCGGGAATCTCGCTGGCGTCCACGATCTTGCAGGGCTTGCCTGCGGGCACATCCTTGGCTGCAATGGCTTCGATGCCGTATATCGCGAGGGCTTCTTGCGTGGGTCGAATGATGGCGACCACGCCGTTGTCTTGCTTGTAGATGATGACTTGGTTCATGGTTGATCCTTTACTTGCTCAGTGTGTCTGTGCGTAGTGTGCTCATGGTGTTGGCTCAGCGGAAGATGGCGACGTTTGCCGTAAACGCATCAAAGAGGGAGTCTGTGTTATTGTCGGAAGTCACAACACGAACCGCGCTGACGGTTTTTAATGCAAATGTGTTAGCGCCTGATGCGGCCTCCGACAAAATACCCCCTGAATTAGATAGTGAGGAGCCGATGCAGCAAGATCCAGCAACACAATAATTCGCATCCGGCATCGCCGTCGTGAAGTTCACTGTGTAGTCGCCCACCCCGTTATCCGTGATGCTTGAGACATTCCCACTGGCCCGAATAGCCACCGTGCCCGTGCCGTTGAAATTCACCCAAGCGCGGCATACGTATGCAGGTGCGGCTCCGGGGGCGGAGAACAACGATAGATTCCCGCTTCCAAGCAGCGACCCACCATTGACCGTCTTGATGTTCGTGCCGCTGACCAGTGTCTCTTGCGCTCCAATCGCAGTCCTTGCCGCCGCCGCGTCCGCAGCGGTGAGCACCGCCCTGCCGGTCGTCGTGGAGTCGCTGATCTGGGTGCTGGTTATGGAGGTCGCAGTCGGCGCGGTGTCCGCCCATACACTGCCGGAATACACGCGCATCCTCCCGGACACGGTGTTGAAGTACAAGTCGCCCGCCTGAAGTGCAGAACCATCGTTGCGGGTTGCGGGGTCAGAGGTTTTCGGCCCCTGATACACGTCCGAGAAGTTCGTAACATCAGTGACGTTAGCGGCAACGGTCGTAACATCGGACGCGATTCCTGCAACCGTGTTGATGTTGGTCTGGCTCGCCACCACCGCGTTGATGTTGCTGGTGTTCCCGGCCACAGTGGTTACGTCCGCGATGTTCGTGGCAACAGTAGTGACGTTTCCACTGATCCCCGCCACAGTTGAAACTTGGGCGTAAATGACAGCAACGTCACTGATATCACCTGCGATGTTCGCAAGCGTAATGATGTCGGCAACTAGCGATTCCGCATCTGCCACACTCGTCACAGGCAACTTGGCCGAACGATTCAGTTCCTCCTGGAGTTGCTGCGCGATCATCGTCAGACGATCCAGCGCACGCTCATGCGTCTCAGCAGGGAACGGGTCGCCAGTGATGTAGTCAGTCTCCTGAGTGAGCGAGAGCGACCGATAGATGAGCAGCGACTCACCGGCTGCTGGCGGGGTGAGCATCGTCACCGTCCCGCCAGAGTCGTTGCCCGCACCCGTCACCGTGTAATCACTGGTGATCGTTTGTACAGTGCTGACGCCATCAGAGTCGGTGAGAATGACGATCAGATCGCCGTTCTCAAAGAAGTAGTACGGGAACGCGAATTCGTCAGTGACGCCGTTCCCGCTGTACGTGATGCGCGAGGTTGTGGTGCTGATGGTCATTGCTGTACCCCTTGGTACGAATCCATGATGGACGGCAAGGCTTCTCGGGCAGATTCTACACTCAAATCAAACCCCTCCTGCCCAATATCGAGTCCGAGTTGTACGAGCCATGCGTGCATGCGACGGTTGGCGATAGCCTGCTCTCTGGCTGAGAGGTTGGATGCCTTCTGAAGCAGTAGGTCTGCTTTCTTCGGGTCCATCATCG